TGTTGAGTGAACCTCTGTAGATATCTTAATGTTTTTTATGTCTTTCATAATATTAGTGTGAAAAAAGGCAGAAAAAATTCTCCCTAATCGATAAATATAGGGCTGGTGTAAATGTTTTTTAAGATTTTTCCAAATATTTATAATAAAAATAAATTCTTAAGAAATTAAAAAACATGGCAAGTTCAAACAAAGTTTTCGTTTCTCCGGGTGTTTATACATCAGAAAGAGACTTGAGTTTCGTGGCACAGAGTGTAGGTGTAACTACTATGGGTATTGTTGGTGAGACCTTATCGGGTCCAGCATTCGAACCTATATTCATCTCCAACTTCGACGAATTTCAAGCTTACTTCGGAGGTACAAATCCAACAAAATTTGTAAACACGCAGATTCCAAAATATGAAGCCGCTTACATAGCGAAGGCGTATTTACAACAATCAAACCAATTATTTGTAACCAGAGTATTAGGTTTATCAGGTTACGATGCTGGTCCATCTTGGTCTATTACAACTCAATCAAACTTAGACCCCTCAACATTAGATACCCCTACTCTCTCTACATGGTCTGTTACCTTTACTGGTTCGACAGGTTCTACAAGTACTGTTGAGTTCACGGGGGCGTTCTCATCTCCATTAAATGATTACATTAACGATAGTATTCAATTATACAATGGTGACTCAACAACAATGTCGGGTCAATTACAAACATTTGTTCACGGTCTAATATTAGATAACTCATTAAGTGCTACTACAGGTGCACAATGGGGTGTGGTAACAGATGCAGTGTATAATTCATTTACTGGTGCTGGGTACACTATTTCAGATGATAATAACTTCTTATCTGTTGACGGTCTATACGATTCAGTTGCGGATTACGACGATTCATTAATGGACCCTTGGTACTACGCATGTTTCGAACCAGGTTCACAAGATAACTACTCAGGTATTTCATTCAATGTTGTTATGAACTCTGACTTCACAGACTTAGGTGGTGGTAACTTCTCAGGTACTTTAAGTGGTTCAGTGTTATCGTATAACGCAACCGCATTTACTGAGTACAATGATGTAGTTGTGGCAACACTTCGTTCAAGAGGTATCAACGATAATAACGATGGTGGTCCTGTTTACATGGCTAGTGGTGTTTCACAAGTTATTATGGATTGTTCAGGTGATTACGCTGATGTTCAGAAAAACCCATATTCTTCATTTGGTATTTCAGGTGTAACGAATGACGGTGATAACTTCACATTCAAAACATCGTTCACTTTATCAGATACAAACTACATCAATAAAGTATTTGGTGGTACAAACTTTGGTAAGAGTAGAAATGAGTTCCCATTATTTGCGGAAGAGGTTTATTACTCATTATTAACTGAAGGTTATAGAAAAGGTAAAATTCGTGGTCTTAACTGTGATTTAGTCGCTCTTCCATCAGCAAGACAAGATAATGCAACTAATAGTTCAATCGGTTGGTACTTAGAACAATATCAAACACCACACACTCCGTTTGTGGTTTCAGAATTGAGAGGTTCACAAGTTGATAGACTATTCAGATTTATCTTAATTTCTGATGGTAACGCAGCTAACAACGAAGTTAAGGTTTCTATTGCTAACATCTCATTTGCTAATTCAACGTTCGACATCATCGTTCGTGATTTCTTTGATACAGATGCAAACCCTGTAGTTATTGAGAAATTCACTAACTGTACGATGAGTCCAGGTGAAAATGGATATGTAGCTAAGAAAGTCGGTACCTCTAATGGAGAGTTTGTACTTAAGTCTAAATTTATTATGTTGGAAATGGATGAAGATGCACCTGTAGATGCACTTCCTTGTGGTTTCGAAGGTTACAACTTTAGAGAGTACTCAGGAGCTAAGAGTCCATTCATCGCATACAAAACAAAATATAACACACCTGGTGAGGTAGTTTACAACCCACCATTCGGTACATCTACAGGTGGTAGTAACATCTCAAGAAGTGCTGGTGATAAAGTAAGAAAGACTTACTTAGGTATTTCAAATACTGTAGGTATTGATTCTGACTTCTTTATGTATAAAGGTAAACAAAACCCAAGTAACTTGGGTACTGCTACTGAAGGTAACAATTGGGCATACCTTACAAAAGGTTTCCACATGGATTCAGGAGCTACAGTAGTAACGATTTCAGGTCAATATGTAACTTCAGGTGAAACGGCATTTGAAGTGGGTGATGCAGAATTCAGAAGTGAACCAACATCACAATCAAACCCTTACTACAGATTAAATGCTCGTAAGTTCACATTATTACCTAAAGGTGGTTTTGACGGATGGGATGTCTACAGAGAGTTCCGTTCAAATCAAGACTCATTCAGATTGGGTGGTACAGGTTACTTATTAGGTGCTAGTCCTTCACCTTCATTCCCAACTGCAACAGGATGGGGACAATTCAAACAAATCACTGTTGGTGAAAACTCAACTGATTGGGCAAACACTGATTACTACGCTTACTTAATGGGTCAGAAAACATTCGAAAACCCTGAAGCTGTTAACATTAACATCTTTACAACACCGGGTATTGATTACACTAATCATTCAAACTTAGTTGAAGAGGCTATTGATATGGTTGAAACAGACAGAGCAGATTCAATTTACATCTGTACTACACCTGATTACAACATGTTTGTTCCTAATACTTCATCGTTTGAAACAGATTTCATCTACCCTGATGAAGCAGTTGATAACTTAGAAGAATCATCAATTGACTCTAACTACACGGCAACTTACTACCCATGGGTATTGACAAGAGATAGTGTGAACAACACACAAATCTACATCCCACCAACGGCAGAGGTTGTTAAGAACTTAGCGTTAACAGATAACATCGCATTCCCTTGGTTCGCAACTGCGGGTTACACAAGAGGTTTGGTAAATGCTGTTAAAGCACGTAAGAAGTTAACTCAAGAAGATAGAGATACATTATACCAAGGTAGATTGAACCCAATCGCAACATTCTCAGATGTGGGTACAGTAATTTGGGGTAATAAGACTCTACAAATTAGAGAATCTGCACTTGACAGAATTAACGTAAGAAGATTGTTGTTACAAGCTCGTAAGTTGATTTCAGCTGTAGCGGTAAGATTGTTGTTCGAACAGAACGATGACCAAGTAAGACAAGACTTCTTAGATGCGGTTAACCCAATCTTAGACTCTATTAGAAGAGACAGAGGTTTAATCGACTTCCGTGTGGTTGTAGAAAACACACCTGAAGATTTGGATAATAACCAATTGACAGGTAAAATCTACTTGAAACCAACGAGAGCACTTGAATTCATCGATATTGAGTTCTTGATTACTCCAACGGGAGCATCTTTCGAAGATATCTAATTTGATATATTTATAAATTGGGGGTTACCGATGGTGACCCCCATTAGCCTTATTAAACGTTTAATTAAAATAAGAACATGGAATTTAAGAAATCAAACTTAATGGAACACCTAAATGTTGAGAACAATGGTGTAAAAACATTTTCTGAAAAACCACAAAACATTGTGATTTCAGAAGAACAATTAGAAAGATTAATTGAGAGACTAAACGAGACAAAGTAATGATTCGTAGTGTCTTAAGAGAATATATTGAGGAAAAACAACTCAATGAGGGGTTTGACGAAGCGGGTAATCCTAATATGAAGTATTATGCTTTTGACTGGGATGACAACATTTTGATGATGCCTACACAAATCATCGTTCAAACTGAGGACGGTAAAGAAGTGGGTATGTCTACTGAGGACTTCGCAGAATATCGTGGGGTTTTAGGTAAAGAACCTTTTGATTATAAAGGTGATACTATTGTTGGTTATGCTGAAAACCCTTATAGAAACTTCACTACTGAAGGTGACTCACAATTTATTGTTGACGCAATGGTTGCTGAGACGGGTCCTTCATGGGATGATTTTGTTGAAGCAATCAACGGAGGTTCAATTTTCTCAATTATCACTGCTCGTGGACACACACCTTCGGTGTTAAAAGATGCTGTATATAATATGATTATGACTAATCACAAGGGTATTAGTAAAGAAGAGTTAATCTCAAACCTCAAGAAGTTTAGAGACATCTCTGGTGAGGACGAAATGACTGATGATGATATAGTTGAATCGTATTTGGACTTATTAAAGTTCCACCCTGTAACTTATGGTGAAGGTAGTGCTGCGAACCCTGAAGAAGGAAAGATAAAAGCCCTTAAAAACTTTATCTCTTATGTAAAGGATATGGCGGGTAAATTAAATCAGAGAGCTTTCTTTAAGAACGACATTAAAAATAATTTCGTTCCTATGATTGGTTTTTCTGATGATGACCCAGGTAATATTGAAAGCATTAAGAATTTCTTAGATAAAGAATATAAGGATGATAAACCAGTAAAAACTTATTTAACTAAAGGAGGAGAGAAAAAAGAAGTATAAAAATTTCTAGTTAGCTTCTATATAATGTGATTTTTCAAAACAAAGTAAATAGAAAAATTTTCACTACTCCAACTATTTATAAGTAATAAACAAAAAATATAAAAACAAAAATACAATGGCTGATTTATTAATGAAAATGCCGATACCTTATGAACCAAAAAGAAAAAATAGGTTCATCATGACCTTTGATTCTTCATTGGGTATCAACTCTTGGTATGTGGAGTCAACTTCACGTCCACAAGTATCAATCAATTCTGTTGAAGTTCCATTCTTGAATACTTCAACATATGTTGCAGGTAGATTTACTTGGAACACACTAAACGTAACATTCCGTGACCCAATCGGTCCTTCAGCTTCTCAAGCGTTAATGGAGTGGGTTCGTTTACACGCTGAATCTGTAACTGGTCGTATGGGATACGCTGCAGGTTATAAGAAAAATATCAACTTGGAAATGTTAGACCCAACAGGTGTGGCAGTAGAAAAGTGGATTTTACAAGGAACATTCCTAACTGACGTGAACTTTGATTCACTTGGTTATGGTGATGATGGTATTGCAACTATCACGGCGACACTACGTCCTGATAGATGTATTTTAGTTTACTAATATACTATTTACGAAAAAATCAGTTCATTTATATTTAACCATAGAGGGGGAACTCTCTATGGTTTTTTTATTATATAAGATATGGACAACGCAGCACAATACGGACAACAAGACTTCAACCTACCTCATGACGTGGTACAATTACCTTCGAAGGGTAAGTACTATAAAAGTGGGAAGTCCTCAATTAAAGTAGGTTATTTAACAGCTCAGGATGAAAATACTTTGTTGGGTCAAAGAAATGGTGACAACATCATTATGACTTTATTAAGAAGTAAAATTTATGAGCCTAGTTTTGACCCAATGGAATTGTTGGAGTGTGATGTTGAGGCAATACTTATTTTCTTAAGAAACTCTTCATTCGGTCCTGAATACACATTCAATCTTCGTGACCCTAAAACAATGAAGGACTTTGAACAAAGTATTTTATTGGATGAGTTAAATGTTAAACCGACAACTATTGAACCAAATGGTGAAGGTTTATTTGAGTTAATGTTACCTGTTAGTCAAAAAATGGTGAAGTGTCGTATCTTAAATCAAAGAGACATTCAAGACCTTCAAAAGATGAGAGACGCATACCCTGATGGTATGGTTGCTCCTGTGGTTACTAAAAGATTAGAAAAAATGATTGTTGAGTTTGATGGTTCTAAGGACCCGGCTGATATATCATCAACTATTGTCAATCTTCCGATTGCAGATTCTAAGTATATTAGAAACACAATGGAAGGTGCGGAACCGAAGTTAGATTTGGACCGTGTTTTTGTAGCCCCGTCAGGAGAAAAGGTGTCGACTCGTATCGCCTTCGGGGCGGAGTTTTTTCGTCCTTTCTTCTGATTACCGTCAAGCTATGCTTGATGAGTTTTATTATTGTGTCAAAGAATTGGGGTTCTCCTATTCTGACCTTCTTAAAATGCCTACGTTCGAAAGGAAGTATTTTATCAAAAAGTATATTGATGATATGGAAAAGTTGAACGAGAAACGTAGACAAAGTTCACGTTAAGGTATTTATAAGTAAAATAGTCTAAATGTTTTTACAAGATAACAGTGGTGGTGGTCCTAAAGATTTGAATGACGCGATTAATAGTGCCATTCAATATACTAAAGAACTACGTTCAGCGATTTTTGAATTTGACAGTGCTGCTAAGTCAGTAACTGCGGATGTTTTTGGTCAGGGAGCTAAAGCATCCCAAGAAATGCAAAAGACTATTTCACAATCTGTTAAAGACCTTGCAGAGTTAGGTGTCAGTGCAACTGAAGTTGGGGTACAGATGGCTGCGATTGGTACTATTATGCAAAGAAATGTTACTTTAACTAGTGAACAGTTAAATGATTTTATTGCTATACAAAAAGCCACAAATCTTACAGGTGAAGAAATGGCCACTCTTGTTGAAGGTTTCGATTCAATTGGTGTTGGTCCAACACAAGCTGCGAAGCAAATAGAAAGTGCACGTAAGAGTGCCGCGTCTTTAGGTCTTAACACGGGACAATTCTTGAAAACTGTTGGAGATAATGTAAAACTCATAAACTCGTACAATTTTAGAAACGGAGTTGAAGGATTTACTAATATGGTTGCTCGTTCTCAAGCATTGAGAATTAACATGGCAGATGTTACCAGTTTGGCTGGTAAATTACTTGACCCTTCTGAAGCTATTAATCTTGCCGCTGAGTTTCAGATGTTGGGTGGTGCTGTGGGTGCTTTAGCCGACCCGTTCCAATTAATGAATATGGCTCAAAATGACCTTGATGGCCTTCAAGAGTCTATTGTAAATGCTGCGAGTGCTGCGGTATCATTTAATTCTGAAACGGGTGACTTTGCCATATCTGCCACTGAAATGAGAAGGTTAAGGGCTCAAGCAAACGCTCTTAATATGGATTATGAAGAATTGTCCAATACTGCTATTAAAGCAGCAAAACGTCAAGAAGCGTTATCACAAATAGATATCTTAGGAGGTCAATTTGATGATGATACCAGAGAATTGTTGGCTAATATCGGTCAGTTCGATGGTGGTGAGTTAAAATTCACTGTTAATAATGAATTAATGAGTTTAGAGGAGATAAACGAACTTAACCCTGATGAACAAACAAAGGTTATAAAATCTCTTAAAGAACGTTCGGAGGCTGCAAATATGTCAGCCTTAGATGTTGCTAAACAACAATTGACCGTATTAGAAGTAATCAAAAATACATTAGAAGGGTCGGCAAGAACGGTATCCGCACAGATTGCGGGTTCTGATACATATGCAACCATTGAAAGTAATACTATTGCTGCGGCGGAAAAAGTTAGTGAAGTTATAGGGAGTGTTCTAACCGAGGATAACATGAAAAACGTGTTTGGTACTGTAGATACAATATTCAAAGAAGGTGTAGTGGGATTTACAAGTGTATTTGAACATTTTGCAACCAGTGGTGTTGAAGGGATTGGTAATGCTTTCTATGGTGCCGCGGTTAATGCATATGCAAAAATAGCCAAAGGTGATTTGAGTGCTGATTTAACAAACGCAAGAGAGAAAGCAAAAAGGGCCCTTGCGAATGCGTCTGTACCTGGTTTAGGTGGTTCTAATTCAGGTTCGGGTTCAGGTGGTTCTAATTCAGGTTCGGGTTCAGGTGTAGTACCAAGTGCTGTTATTCCTGTTAATGTGGCAAAAGTGACCAATACTGACCCAATGAAGGTTGAAGTAGTTAGAGGTACATTTGATGACCTTAATGTAAACCACACTGGTACCATTCAATTACAGGGTGGTGGTATGTCTTTACAATCATTACAAACCGACCCAACTGCCTTAGCCAATCTTACTCAGATGATTCAACAAGAAATGGCTCGTCAAGGTACCACTTATTAAATCATAAAATAATCCTTTCATCTATTTATATAGAAAACTGAAATAGATGCCAAGTCCATTATCATTTAATTCAACAGAAGACATCAGAAAGAAGTTGTTGGTAAAGAACTTACCACCTTTTAATAGTGATGGTTTTTCCCCTACAACAAACCCTGGTCAATCAGAACTTATATTGACCAACTATTCTGTTGTGGATAGTGCTGAAGTTGAAGATATTGGTGATAAAGAAGAGGTTAGATTATTCATACAAAATCAATATGGTCCTGCTGGTGGTTATGATGATAGGTATACCGTTAAGGACGTACAAAAGTTAGTAACCCAAAGAGATACGTATTATAAGTTTGTTGCATCAACATATACGGGGGCTCAGATTCTATTTAATGACGACCCTCAGGGTACAAATGGTTCATTGACTCAAGACTCTACAATGATACAGATTGCTGCTAAGTCGTTACAGGACGAGTTTCAGTATAGAGTTGATGAGGAGATTAGACAAGAAACTTTAGGTAGAATAAATATTTTAAGTGCATTACAAGACCCATTTATTGCTGCAGATATTCTAACGGGTAGACAAGAATTTATTGAACCTGATTGGACGATTTCGTCTCCGACAAATATTGTGGGTAAAGGTTTAGATTTTATCAGTAGAATTACTGGTGTTTATGTTCCATTCTCATGGATACCTGGTGACTACTTTGAGGGTTCTACAAGTTACTTAAACACGGGTGTAAACGTTATTAGTAATTTATTAGGGTTTAGAGACTTATTACCTGAAAAGAAGAATGGTTCGGATATTTTCTTAAACAACACTGGTCGAGGACAAACATCACAATTATTCAAAGCCTTAGAGTACAACAGGTTTAGACCTGATTATAAATTAAACTTCATATCGGACCCTAACTTCTTTGCTCCTGGTCCTAACTATTATATAGGTTCAAGAGTCCAAGACCCTAACGATATTGTTGCTCCGTCTAATGAATTACCTGTTGATGAGTTTGGTAAAAAAATACCGACTGCGGTTAGAGGATATGGTGAATTGGCTAATTTATATGAGGGTGAACAGAAGTTTAGTTTTGGATTAAATACTGTTGAACCTGGTGATTCACCAGATATTGGTGGTGGATTTACGTGGGTGTCACCAAAGAGTTCGAGGGCTGCGGGTAAGAACGTAGGTATTGGTGGTAAGATTGTTGGTGGAAATGACGGATTCCCTCCAATTAGTTCACAATTTAATAAATCTTCATCTACGAGATATAAAATAACTAAGGGTTCAATCTTAGATGATACTCAAAGGTTGATTGATGCTGCCGACGGGTTGAACGGTCAAGCGAGGTTGGAACACGTGGGTAATGCTATCAATCAGGTATCTAAAGTATTCTATGATGGTACGAGAGAGATTACTAAGGGTTCGAGAGTAAAAAGATATGTTAACGAAAATGGTGTTGAGGTAGGTCAAGAATATTGTAGAGTATTCACTAAAGACACACCTTATTACCAAATGGCCGACCTTCAAAAAACTGAAGGTAACATTCGTAAGTTTACGAATTCAGTATTGGATAACACTTACAATTTGAATATTGCTCCTGTTGATGGTCTTAATATCAAAAATGGTGAGGCAACAAAATATATGTTGTCTTTGGAAAACTTGGCGTGGAGAACATCAGATATGACACAAGACCTTCCAAACTGTGAGAAGGGACCTAATGGTGGTCGTGTGATGTGGTTCCCTCCATATGACTTGAGAGTTGATGAGAATGTTTCGGCAAATTGGACAACAAATGATTTCTTGGGAAGACCTGAACCTATCTATACGTATTCAAATACTCAGAGACAGGGTTCATTAAGTTTTAAGATATTGGTTGACCACCCGTCCGTACTAAACACATTGGTGGATAAGGAATTAGCAAATGTAACGCCAGACTCTGAGGTTACAAAGATTGTGGATAGTTTCTTCTCAGGGTGTAAGACTTTGGATATCTATGAATTGGCAAGGAAATATGGTCAATTATCTTTTAATGATATCTATGAGGTTGTTACTACAACAAATAATCCTGAGGTCTTCAAGGAGATTGAAAGAGAGATACCTAAAGAAAACCCTGAACCTGATAATATATCAACTGATACTGTACAGAAACCAGACTTAGGGGTGTTTGAGGGTACTACATTATATTTTGATAATGATAAGCCAGATTCTAATACTCGTTCAACAACATCTACAGTAGATTACGATACGTCTTATAATGCATATATTGGTAAAAAGAGTACATATCTTTCACAAGCGGATAGTATTGGACAAAAACAACAGGTTGAGACTTTCTTTGATACTAAAATTGTTGCGGGTAAAAACAAACTTGATGATTTCATTAATAAGTTGGTAGATGCCGCTACTAATAAGTTTGGTGTGAATATTAAATTGACAGGTTCCGCATCGTCACCTAACGATGATAGTTACAATACTAACTTATCTAAAAGGAGAGTTGATTCTGTTAAGAAACAAATATTGAATGACCCAAGAATTAAAAAGGTTAATGAAAAGAATTATATAGCCATTCAAACATCATCTTTAGGTGAAGGTGCTAATATTGATAATGTTGATTGTTCACAAGATTTACAAGGGGCGGCAAAAATATATTCTGTACAGGCGATGGGGTGTCGTCGTACTGTGGTTGCTAATATTACCATTACTGAACCTCCAAAAACAGAAACTGAAGAACCAACACAAAGTGATGAGGTTATTGTAAAAGAAACTGGTGAAAACTCAGAAAAGGTAAAAGAAATAGTAAAAGGTCCAGGTGCTCCTCGTCAGAATGATGAGGTAAGATTAAGAGAGGGTATTACTAAAAAGATATTACGTAAGTTATTATCTGAGTGTGATTACTTTGAAGCCGTAACGGAAGATACTTCATTCTTATATGATGGTATTAAAGAAAAGATTAAATACTTTAATCCTGTCTTCCACTCTATGACTCCTGAAGGTTTGAATTCACGTCTTACATTCTTACAACAATGTATGAGACCAGGTGAGACAATCCCTACGATTGGTCCTGATGGTAAACCGTTGGAAAATAACGCTCAGAATACCTCATTTGGTTCACCACCGATTTGTGTGTTGAGGGTTGGTGATTTCTACCATACTAAAATTGCAATTCAACAAATGAGTATCAGGTATGAACCATTAATATTGGATTTGAATCCTGAAGGTATCGGTGTTCAACCTATGATTGCTGATGTAAGTTTATCATTCTACTTTATTGGTGGTCACGGTCTTAAAGAACCTGTTTCTCGTTTACAGAACGCCTTATCGTTTAACTATTATGCTAACACGGAAATGTACGACGAAAGGTCTGTAGCTACTGAGGATACCTCAGAAATCGATAGAGAGACCATTGAAGCGTTGGGTGGTGATGTTGCATTTAGTGTTGATGATATAAGTGGTGAAGATGTGAAAGATGGTGGTAGTACCATTGGTGAGGTTACGTCTAAAACTATTGAGAATACAGGAACGACAGTCACTGGTACTATTTCATACAAATCAATAATGGACGATTTGTCTGATAAGTACGAAACATATAGAGATACGGTTGGACCAACACTTCAGAGTGTTGCTGACAATTATGGTGAAATAGGTTTGAGATTGTTCACTAAAGATAGAAGTTATATCAATGGTGAGGTGATAGGTATAGGTGCCGATATATATGGTAAATCAGAAAAACTTTCTGATAAGATTCAATATCAATTTAAGGAATCACTTAAAGATGTTGATGGTGATTCACACCCATTACAATTTGATACATTAACAACAACGTTTGCACAATCAACATGGGCTAAGAATAAAGATGTAAGGAAGTACAATAAAAAACTAAAAGAAATAATTGAAAGATTACAAAATGGTTTTGAATCTGATATGGTTGTTAAGTTACAAGAGTTAACCACCAAAGAAACGGATATGACCAGAATCATTGATAAGATGAATGTTGTAAATCAAGAGATTGACGGATTTATCCAAAGTGATAAAACAACAATTTATGATATAAGTGCGACAACTGAGGTATATACAGATGATTACACAGATACATTAGATGAACTTCAAGGTGACTTAACTATAATCAGTAATAAGATAAATGAGTTATATGCTATCACTCAAACTAAGGTATATACAGTTAATAGTGATAGCTTTGAAATATTGGCACCTGAAAATACAAACACGGTCTATCAAAAAGATTTAAGTATGACTACGATGACTGAAGACTTCCCAAGTGATGAAGATAAGAGGTTCTACCTTACATTCTATAGACACATACTAAACAATAGTACTGATTTAACTGAAGAGTTAATTAAGTTTGTAAAAGAGAACAATTTTACAAAACCTGAAAAGTGGGAGACATCAATTAAAAATAATGTTGATACTTGGAAGAAAAGTTTTGACCAAGCTAAAACTCAAATATCTAAGTTATTTGAATCTTATAACGATGAGATGGACTCTACTACAGAATTTAAGGACTTACCTTATGCTAAGGGTAAAGTAAGAGAATTTACATTTGCTAACGACCTTAATGCCACAGATTCTGAAAAAAAACAGATTCAACAATTATATACGGGTAATAATGAGGGTGACCCTGATAAATGGAATAATAAAGTTAAGTTTCAATAATGCAATATTACGATAGATATCAGAAATTTTTATTGAATGGAGAACAAACTGTTGTTCCAAATATTAATTTGCCTTCAAAAACGACAGATAAGAGGTATGTTTATAGAGCAGGTGTGAGTAGATTAGATAAAATTAGTTATGAATTTTACAAAACACCATACTTCGGTTGGTTGATACAGATAGCCAATCCACAATATGGTAGTTTAGAAAAAGACATTCCTGATGGGTCTGTATTAATTGTCCCGTTTCCATTGGTTCAATCTTTACAGGATTATAAAAATGCTTTAGATACACACTTCTATTATTATGGCCGTTAACGAGAACTTCAGAAGTTTTTATGGGGGAGAGAAAATTGCGTTTGACCAGTTTGACAATATTGTCTTAGTGGACCCAAACAAAGTTGTCAATGGTGATGGTGAACAAATCGAGAGATTGGTTGAACACGAGAACCTGGTGATGTATGCTAATTTGGAAGCGAGAATAATTCCGAGAACAAAACTAGCCTTAGGAGAAAATACTGACCAAATGTCTCGTAATGTAAAAATTGCTAACTTTGGTGAAACTGAGGACGGTCAAATTAATTTCTTAAAACCACAGGGTAAAAAATATTTAGATACTTCATATACCGACCAGTTGACTGGTAAAGGTTCATTAGCCAATGCAGGTATCAATCAAACCCAAATAACCGAACAGGGTTCAGTGGTTAACAATTCTCAGGATACTCAGATGTTGGGTATCACATCTATTAATATTAAGAATAATGCTTCTTTTATACCACAGGTTGATATTGAAATGGTTGACGTTCAAGGTAGAACATTATTTGAGTTGGGTGAGAATTCACCATATTCTGCTTTCTTCCAATTACCGTATCCATTATTCTATTTAACGGTTAAAGGATATTACGGTAAGGCTGTTAAGTACGAGTTGATGATGAAGAGTTTCAATGCTCGTTTTGACCCGACTGATGGTAACTATAAAGTTTCTGTTTCGTTTATCGGTAGGACTGCGGCTATTTTATCAGACCTTTCATTAGGTGCGTTGTTTGCTCTACCACATATGTATGAAACTAACTTATTGGTGGATAATAATGAGGAACCTTCAGACTACAATGGTGATTTACAAACTCTTGAAAACCAATTAAATACTGAAACTGATATTGCTGTTGGTAGAGGTGATACTGAGGTTAGTACTCGACCGATAATTGTTACACGTGGAGATAAAGTTCTTAATGATGTTTATACCACATATATTACTAAAGGTCTTATTAATCCTAAATTACCAAGACTAAATCTATCGGAATTAAACAGTAGATTAAAAGGTTTGGAAAACTTTATACGTGAACAGTTTAGTAAGGAAGATTTATCAGTATTGAACGATATTGAATCATATAGAGAAACTTTAAGATTATATAGGTATTATATCACTGCCGATAGACCAACGAATTGGCCAGGTAAATATTTGGGTAGAAAGTATGTTGGTTTAGATGGTGTTGTATACTCAACACTAAAGAAGACTGAAAACAGTCTATACAAACAGTTTGAAGCTAGGGCTATATTGACATCTAAAATTAATGAGTATAATCAACAGTTAAATGATAATGCTACTTTTGGTGAGGATGGTCAGTATAGTATTTTAGGTAAGAAAAAATCGGCAAGTATTCCTGTCAACATTAGTGAGAGTGATTTGGAATTTGATTTAACATTTGAAGATATTGATATTACTAAAACCTATCAACTTCAAAAAAACGCCACACCTAATCAGTTTGAATTAGTTAAATTTAGTGCTGAGACATATGCTTATTTTGAGGCGACACGAAAGTATTATAATAAAGACTTAACTCCCGATGAGGACTTAACTCCTAAGTTTTATTCATTTGGTCAGATTAGTGGTAGTAAAAATGTATTAAAGGGTTCATTTTTAGCCAAAATTGATAAGATAGAAAGGATTTATACGGATAAGGCTGAGAATATAAAAAAGGAATTATCGACGGCTCTTGCACAAAAAATAGAAAAACCTGACGGTGGTTTAGGTTTTAGACCAACAATAAGGAATGTAATGGCGATGTTAATGGCTAATGTTGATGCATTTTATAGGTTAATGGACGAGGTTCATACCGATGCGTGGAATGTTAAGGATGACCCTATTCGTCAAAATGTTATTGTTAGTGACCAAACAACTAATGGTGTTGATAGTAAGGACACAATTCTTTCGATTAATGATAGTCAAAAAACAGTATATCCATGGCCACAATATTTTGAAAAAGAGTTGGACGAGGATGGTAATGAAAGATATGTTGTGAAATACCTTGGTGACCCTAATGTAGAGTCACAGACTAAGGGTTATCTTTTTGATAAATGGCCTGAGGTTGAGTTTGTTGAAGAATTTATAAAGGGTAAGTTACAAAGAAAAGAAGAACAAAGGTCTGCTAATTATGGAAATCCAAAAGACTCATTAAGGTCTATTCCTATGAATAGTGTGGAGTTTCCATATGGTAATATACCATATGAAAATTTAAGTGAAGTTCCATTTTTATATGAGATTTGGGAAAGGACTATGTTGTCTTCTAATTATACTAAACTTTATAGACCAACAGAATCTAAACTGAACATTTATCAGGTAACTGCAGATTTTGAAACTGAAACCATTAAGAATGCGATTGAGAGTGACCCATTCTTAAAAATGAAATTAAAAAGATTAGGTATTAATTCGTCAAACTTTGAAAGTATTTTATCACACATATCAAATAATGGTACGGGTGAAAAATGGAATACATTTTTAGCTGACGTTTTTGTTACTCCATACATTCAAAAGTTAGAGGAAAAACCATTTGATTTTTACACCTCTGATGAATATGAAAGTATATCACCAACGATTGAGATTTCTGCGGAGTCTGAAGGACGTTTGATTGAATACCTATTATCGCCAGAGACTGATGAGTTAATATTGACTGATGTATATCCATTGACTAGTCTTCAATGGATAAAAGAAAATGTTTCTAATGGTAAAGAGATTGAGTCGTTATCTCAGTCAAATTCAACAACACAATCATTATTTTTCTCGAGTACTAAAAAGACAATAACATCATTTAATGAAAACTTTTTAGTGAGGGAGGTTAACAATACACCTTCATTATCAACTAGTTGGTATATTAATACAGGTGGTACCGTTAGTTTTCCAACGTCCTTAAATATTAGAGACCTCTATGTTAATAGGATTAATAATAATGATTTAATGGTAACTGAAAGTCCTATTGATTACGGTAACAATTACTCAGGAAAAACTGGACGATACCAAATAACATCATTACTTAATACTCCTTACTTTATAAATTCAATTAATAAGTCTGTTGACAACATGAAAAACGGAGTAGATAATCCGTATGTTTCTTTGGGTTATATGTATTTGAATTCATTACCATTACAGACGTTAAGGGAAGAGATGAATGCTGGTGTGTTAGGTGCATTACAGTCGGTAGCTAATAGTCAAAATGGTGATGAGAAAAAAGGTAGATATAATTTTGCAACTTATAATAAGTTTGCTGCGTTACATAAATTACCTTATTCATGGATTGTTAAATATGGTTCGATATGGCATAGATACAAAAACTATGTAAATAATAATGTAGACATTCTTGATGATGTGTGGGGTAGTATTAATGAAGATTTATTGTATGACCCATTCTCACAAACACCATCAAAATTAGAGAAATACGTTATTCCGAGATATGGTAATACTGGTACTACAGATTACCAAATGGAGGTGACGTATACTTTACCGGGTATTGCAACTCAAGTTAATAGTAAGGTGGGATTTTATCCTCAAATTATTAATGATGTAAATTACTTATTTGGTTATAATGAGTTTATTACAGGAACCACTCAAAAGGACTTTGAAACTTACTTCTCGGGTGGAACATCATTTGAGGGTAACGGTCTTAAAATTGCCACAAACGATAATTCAATTATTAGAATGAAAAAGGGTACGAACGACTATAATATAGATTCGTACTATACTTTTTATGATTCACCAAAAACTTATGATGACTCTACAAATAATTTAGTTCTTTGTTATCCATCTGCGGGTGGTGGTGATTTTAATCAATACCAATATGAAACTAGCTCACCGACAGGTCAGTTTGTTAAGAACAGTTTAACTCAACCTTTGTATGATGGTTCTATAAAAACTATTTGGGGTGGTTCTCATTTTGGTTATTTCGACACATCATTAATTAAAAAGCCAACATATAAAGAATACCTTAAAACTATAAATCCTGAAAATTCTGCTCAGGATGCGTTTAACTTACAAGGTGAGTTGGGTTATTCAAGTATTGAAGAAATCTTCGCAGTATTTGATGAAGATATCCTTAACGCTTTTGAGTCGGAGTTCCTTAATTTCTGTAAGGACCCAAATAGGGAGGATGTTGAGAGTGAAAAACCAAATCTAATTAACTCATTAAAAAATATATTCTTTGTTGAAAGACCCGAATTATCGGGTGACGGTAGTTTAGATGGAAAGAGAATTGCTCAAAAACAAATCAGTTCGTTGATTAAATCAGTACGTAAATTACAAAATGAATATTACATATTCAAACAGGGTAATCCGTCATACTTTAATAGACGTGCGTGGTATTCATTTACTGATGATTCAAGGTACCAAACACAGAATCAAAGGATTGATTTTGGTAAATACATTAATGATTCATTACCTGAAATTAATAATAATACAACGGTAGTGTTTAGTGAGTCTCAGTATCCTGAAGCTTGGAAAGCTCTGAGGTTGGCTGTTGGTGAATACGAAGCAAGTGGAATGGTATATAGTGATAACGGTTCATATATTACCGACTTCTTTCCTGCTATGGATATTGAATTTACTGCTGATAATGTGAGAGAACTATCACACGTTATTAAGATGTTTGCAAGTCAAAAGTATTCTAATAATTCTATGACGGGTGGTCAATTTATGACGATGTTTAATCAATACCTAACACTTTTAGATTCTTCACAGAAAAAAATTCAGGATTACTTATTCAGACAATTAAATAAAGACTTACCAAATATTACGGAAGATAGTGAAAATATTAAATCATCTATGAACGGTGATGTTGCTAAGTTAGAATTGTATGAATTCTTTAAGATGTTAAACGACAAATGGATTGCTGGTGGTGATTTCAAAAATAGAACATTATTTGAGGACTTCTTATTTTTAGATAGGGCAAATAGAGATATTGGTGATAAACTTATTGTTGATGTTACTTCATTGGTTGGATACATAAATGATGAGGTAAATGGTAATTCTATTTATACATTGATTGGTCACCTTATTCAGAAAAACAATATGTTGTTTATGGCTCTTCCTTCCTATACAAATTTCTATGGTGTGAGTGACCCATCATCCGACGCAAAACCTGAAGAGGGTATTGAGAGTTCAGCGTCTGATGTATTTGGAACATTCTTAGAGGTTGATACGATTAAGAGTAGACCGAGGTTCTTGTGTTTATATACTGATAAAGTTTCAGAACACCCAAATATGTCTGAAAATGTTGATTACCGTTTTGGTGATGACAGTTTTGACATTTATAAAGCTGAGGTGTTAAGAGAAAATCAATCAAACAAAACGGATTATGCGTTTTCAAATAAGGTGGTAGGGTTCAATGTTGACTTTGGTGTAAGAAATCAGGGTATATTCAAATCAGTGAGTTTGGACCAATCACAATATAAGGATACTTCGGAATCGTTTAGAATTTTGACAGATATGGCAAATCAAAGTAAGGGTTCTAAAACATTCCAACAATCAACTTCATTATATAACATTTATAAGAATAGAAGTTATAATTGTCAGATATCTTCAATGGGTAATGTGATGATTCAGCCTACGATGTATTTTAATTTAAGGTATGTTCCTATGTTTACTGGACCATATTGGATTACTGATGTATCACACAATATTACTCCTGGTGATTTTGTCACTACGTTTAGTGGTGTGAGGATTTCAAAATACTCATTCCCGAGTATTAAAGACCTTACTATGAGTGTTAATATTGATTTGTTGACTAGAATAAATAATGACTATAATAAACCAAAACAAAAAAATCAGGACGTAACCAATGATGAAGGGACATCAACACCAATTACAAATGAACAATCAACTGCAAATGGTGTTCAGGGTGAGTCTACAGAAATTGGTTCATCAAACTGTACTCCAATAGCAACATATTCAGGTTTAGATTATGTTCCGTTAAGAGAAGAAACACTTTCTTATAATAATATCAGGAATTATGTTAATTCACTTTCACTGTCAAAAAGTGATGAAGATGTTAGAAGACTTATTGGTTTAATACCGTGGCTATACAATACGGGTGTACTCAAATCTTCCGTAAAATTCAAAAATGGTAATTTGGGTAACTTAACTACCAATAAGATATTAAGAGGTGTTGATGTTAGTGATTTAGAAGGACAGGTTTGTGTAAATATAGAGGGACAAAATGTACCGTTAGCTTCATTTAGTGATTGGAAAAAAAGTATGAATGCAATTAAATCGGTCTTTGATGTTGCTTCTGTATATAACGACATGAGCCAAATCGGTAGTGAAAGATATGAAAATAAGAATGAGGAGATGTATGCTAAGATTTACATCAAATACTTCTACTCACAAATATCAACAGACAGTGAATTCAATAGAATAATTACTACTCCTGCCAATGACCAAGAAAAACAGATAAAACAAAGATATGAAACTGTGGTACCACTTTTTGACCAAGGTATTAAGTGGTATGTAGGTGCACAAAATCCAAATACGGTGGTTTTTGAAGAACTTGCCGACATTAATATAGTAAATGGTATTATGGGTGGTGTTTTAGTTAATAACTCATTCTCTACACAAATTAAATCGGGTGTTGGACTATGGAATGTTTTAGCTCTCAAAATGGGTTGGGTTACAAAACCTGATGACTCAACAGTAAGTTATTTAGGTGCTGGTGATAGTGCACCATATAATGAAGACATGTCAGGATATATACTGTTATCCAAACAGGGTACCATTTCAATAAATGTGGTCAATGATTTAATTGTACCATTAATATTTGGTGTTGACCCAATTTCTTCTCCTGATTGGCAACCAAAAGATTATAAAGGAACCTATACATTCAAATTTCAAATTCTATTTAATCCAGTCACTTCAAGTGGTACTACTGACAGTACTAGACAACAAAAATACCAAACATTTGAAATTTTCTATAAGCTTTGATATTTATAAATAAAAGTATTACTATGAACGTAAAATCATTATTAGACCAGTATTTGTCAAAAGACACGAGAATTACTGAAAGAGATGCCGGAAATGGTTACAAAGAAGTTTGTGACTTAGACACAGGAGACTGTTACACTGTTAGTATGAGAGACGGACTTATTGAAAGAGTTGACAATACAAGACAAGTAAACAGAACCCTTAAAGTTGAAACACCACACGGTGTGAAAACATTATTAAACGGGTAAAAAATAATTAAAATGTCAGTAGATAATAAAATATTAGAAGAACTCAAAAGACACAACTCTATCAATAATTATTTGGTAGAACAAGAAGAGCCTGTTGAACCAACTGATGATTTAGGTGGTGAAGACATGGATATGGATGTCGAGATGGATGCTGAAGAAATTGCAGAACCAGTTGATGTAGATACAGACCCTGAAGTTGAGAAATTAGACGACGAGGGTAATGTAGAGTCTGATGAGGATATGGGTGGAGACACTGAAGAGTTGGAGATTACAGATTTGGTAAACAAACAAAATGAAATCTCAGATAAGCAAGATGAGTATATGGACTCAATGTTTGATAAATTGAACGACTTGGAGAGTAAGTTATCTCAGATGGATACAATCTTAAGTAAGATTAATGATATCGAGGCGAAGGTTGAAAAGTACAGAGAGAAGTCACCTGAAGAAAAATTACAATTAAGAAGTTTGGATAGTTATCCTTACAATCAGAAGTTGACCGACTTCTTCGCTGACAAAGAAGTTGAGATGCAACAAACAGGTAAGAACGAATACGTTTTAACCTCTGATGAAGTTGAGAATTATTCTGATGCTGACATCAAAAAATCATTTGATACACCAATCAATGACGAAGAATAGATTGACTTAACACACAAAATTTACTATAATAAAGACCACTCAATTAGGGTGGTCTTTTTCTTTTTAGTTAGTTGACTTTTAAGGTTTGAAGACTATACTTATTATTGAGTTTAAGAGAAACAATTAACAGAGTAAAAAGAAAAAATTATGGGAAATGCACTCGACGCTGTGTTAGCACAGTATGAACAAAACACCCAACGCAGTGGCGGAGGGAAAACATCAATCTCTCAAGAAGACAGATTGAAAAGATACTTTACAACGTATCTACCAAAAGGAACTAAATCAGGACAGAAAGTTATTCGTATTCTACCTACACCTGATGGTTCATCTCCATTCAAAGAAGTATGGTATCATGAAGTACAAATCGACGGTAAGTGGACTAAACTCTATGACCCAGGTAAGAATGACGGTGAGCGTTCACCACTTACTGAGGTTTATGAAGAGTTGATGTCAACAGGTAAAGACTCAGACAAAGAATTGGCTCGTCAGTACCGTCCACGTAAATTCTATATCGTTAAGGTTATTGACCGTGAAAATGAAGACCACGGACCTAAGTTTTGGAGATTTAAGGATAACTACAAACAAGAAGGTATCTTAGATAAAATCATTCCAATTTGGAAACAAAAGGGTGATGTTACAGATGCTAACGAAGGTCGTGACTTGATTGTTGATTTATCTAAATCAAAAACTCCTTCAGGAATTGAATACACAGTAGTTAAGACTATTATGTATGATGACCCAGCACCAATTCATTCTGATAAATCTCAGATGAAGGAATGGGTTGAGGATGAGTTAACATGGAAAGATGTTTACGCACAAAAACCTGTTGAGTATTTGGAAGCTATCGCAAGAGGTGAAACACCTGTTTGGGATACGGAATTGAAAAAATACGTTTATGGTGACGACACAGAAGTAACATTGGGTGGTTCAGTATCATCTGACTCTAATGTGAAAGTGGAAGACCCACAATCAGGAATGGAAGTTGACACAGACTTGCCTTTCTAAGAATCACTAACATGATGGTGGGGACATTATCCCCACCATCTTTATTTACTAAACAATATGGCAATTAAGAAAAAAGATTTCAAATCGTTGAAGCAGAAATATTCTACTTCAGCAAAATACAAACCACAAAAGTTTTTAGATTTAGGTGAAGCGTTTTTGGATGCGGTAGGTTTACCTGGTCCTGCAATTGGTCACCTGAATATGTTCTTGGGTCATAGTGATACTGGTAAAACAACTGCATTGGTTAAAGCCGCGGTAGACGCACAAAAGAAGGATATCCTTCCTGTCTTTATCATCACAGAACAAAAATGGTCCTTTGACCACGCATTAACAATGGGATTCCAATGTGAAGAAGTTGTTGATGAGGAAACAGGTGAATTGGATTGGGACGGATTCTTCTTATTTAACAACAACTTTGATTACATCGAACAAATCACAGACTACATCAATGAGTTATTGGATGCTCAGGAAAAAGGTGAGTTGGAGTACGACTTATTATTCTTGTGGGATTCTGTAGGTTCTGTTCCTTGTAAAATGACTTTTGACGGTAAGGGTGGTAAACAACACAACGCAGCCACATTAGCTGACAAAATCGGTATGGGTATTAACCAAAGAATTGCGGGTTCAAGAAAGGCAACATCAAACTATGAAAATACGTTGGTGATTGTTAATCAACCGTGGGTAGAATTACCTGACAATCCTTTTGGTCAACCTAAGATTAAGGCTAAGGGTGGTGAGGCTATTTGGTTGAACTCCTCATTGGTATTCTTATTTGGAAATCAGAAAAATGCTGGTACCAATAAGATTGCTGCGGTCAAAGACAAAAGAAAAGTTAAGTTTGCAGTTAGAACGAAAGTATCGGTTATGAAAAACCACATCAATGGATTGGGATATGAGGACGGTAAAATTATCGTAACACCTCATGGTTTCTTGGCAGGAAAAGAATCTGCAGAAGAAAAGAAGTCTATTGAAACTTATAAGTCTGAACAATCAGAATATTGGAAGAGAGTCATCGGTACAGATGGTGACTACAAATTGGAAGAAGTAAAAGAAGTCTAACCTTTAATTGAGGGTATTTTGACGAAGACATTATTAGTTGACGGAAACAATTTAGTTAAAATAGGATATCACGGAGTAAGAGATTTATACCATGAGGGAAACCATATTGGTGCAATCTTTCACTTCGTGAATACCCTCAAAAAATTCTTAGTCGAGCACAATTACGACAAAGTCATAGTCTTTTGGGATGCGGAGGATAACTCAACATCACGAAGAGAGTTGCTCGAACAATACAAAAGAAACAGAAAAACAAGTCTTAACGAACAACAACAGATTTCATTTGAATGGCAGTTGTCGAGAGTTAAGAAGTATTTGGAAGAAATGTTTATTAGACAAGTATCCATTGATGGGTGTGAGTCTGATGATGCGATTGCACATTACTGTAATATTTCTGAAGACGAATACAAAACTATATTTTCATCAGATAAGGACCTTACACAGCTTATTTCGGATAAAGTAGAGGTCTACTCACCCAGTCATAGAAAAGTCTATAAGGAGGGAGATAACATCCCTCTGAAGGACATTTCAATACCACACTACAATGTTTCGACATTTAAGATTTTATCGGGGGATAAATCTGACAACATTGATGGTATATACTTACTCGGTGAGAAAACTTTTGCGAAGATATTTCCCGAAATATTGGACAAAGCGACTTCTGTTGATGATATTATAACCCGAGCCGAAGAGTTAAAATCGGAGGGAGACAAAAGAAAAATCTTGGAGAGTATCTTAGAAGGAAAAACTAAAAGGGGGGTTTTAGGAAAAGAATTCTTTGATATTAACAAAAAGGTTGTAGATTTGTCCCACCCAATGATAAGTGATGAAGGTAAGGAGGAAGTCGAACTCTACTATACAGAAGAGTTGGACCCTGAAGGAAGAGGATATCAGAATCTCATGAGAATGATGAATGAAGATGGAATCTTCAAGTACTTACCCAAACAGGATGATGGTTGGGTAGATTTTTTAACACCGTTTATGAAACTAAGTAGAAAAGAAAAAAAACGTTACAAAAACAAAAATTAAGTTATGAAAGAAAAAAACGACGTAACAAAAATGGAATTCCTTTTGATGTTGAATGAAAACATCGTAGTACAACGTTACTTCAACGTTAAAGGGTACAATCCGAAGGCTCGTAAAAGTATTGATGTCATTGAATTTGTTAATGACTTTACTCGTACTTTAACAGGGAGTCTTAAGGCGAGAACCAACATGTATATGTTGGACCACTACAACCAAATTGCGTTGGACCCAAGCATTTTGGACACCTCAAATACTGAAGGTCCAGAAACGTTCCATGTAAAAATTTGCATTGGGGAGGAGACAATTTGTCATAAAATTATTGACGCGAAATTATACCCGCCGAAAATAAGATACACCGTAGACATACGCCCACAACTAAAAAGTGTACTTCGTGGTTTGACAGAGCTTTTTTCCTCTGAAGATTTATCTTACGAATACATGGAATATCAGTTAGGTTAACCATATTTATTATTTACCCGAAAGAAATTAGATTGATATGTCAAAAGAAAAAAACTTCGGTTACCTCGGTAACTCCTTCCAAATACAACTTCTAAACAACATCGTTATTGACAAAGACTTTGCCAATTCGATTGTCGATGTATTGGACCCGAAGTACTTTGATAATCAATATTTCAAAATTATTATGCAAATGGTTAAAGAGTACTACGTCAAGTACGAACATACTCCAACATTTGCAACATTGGAACAACTAACGAAGAGTGAAATTTCTTCTCCGATGGCTCAGAAAATGGTTTTTGACATGTTAAAAGATGTTAAAGACGCACCTATTGAAGGGTCAGACTTCGTACAAGAGAAGTCATTGAAGTTCTGTAAACAACAGGAACTTCAGAAAGTGATGGCTAAGGCTCAGAAAATCATTGACAAAGGTGATTTTGAATCTTACGACCACTTAGAGGAGATGGTTAGAGAAGCTCTACAAGTTGGTGAAGTGGATACTGGTACTGCGGATGTATTCTCAAATTTGGATGTAGTATTGGATGACGATTACCGTCACCCAATTCCGATGGGAGTACCAGGTATTGACAACCTAATGAAGGGTGGATTGGCAAAAGGTGAGATTGGAGTTATTCTTGCACCGACAGGTGTGGGTAAGACGACCTTCTTAACAAAGATTTCAAACCACGCATTCAATTTAGGTTACAATGTTCTTCAGGTGTTCTTTGAGGACAACCCGAAGATTATCCAACGTAAACACTTCACACTATGGACAGGTATTGCTCCTGACAATTTATCTAATCACAAAGATGATGTGATGAATAAAGTCAAAGAGATTAAGGAAAATACAAAAAATTCCTTAACTTTGAAGAAGTTACCGTCTGATACCCTGACGATGAATCAAATCAAGAATCAGGCTAGAAAGATGATAGCTGAAGGGAACAAGATTGATATGATTGTTGTGGATTACATCGATTGTATTACTCCTGACAAGAACTTGGGTGATGAATGGAAGAGTGAAGGTTCTGTGATGAGAGCGTTCGAAGCAATGTGTCACGAATTGGACCTTGTTGGATGGACAGCAACACAGGGTAACCGTTCTTCAATTTCATCAGAAGTTGTTACCACAGACCAAATGGGTGGTTCTATTAAGAAGGCTCAGGTTGGTCACGTAATTATCTCGGTGGCGAAGTCATTACAACAAAAGGAAATGAACTTGGCTACCATTGCAATTACAAAGTCTCGTATCGGAAAGGACGGGGTTGTCTTTGAGAATTGTAAGTATGATAATGAAATGTTGGTTATTGATACTGAACAGAGTGTTACTTTCTTAGGTTTGGAAGAACAAAGAGAGGAGAAACAGAGGGATAGAATCAAGGACCTCATGGAGAAGCGTAAGCAACGTGAGGGACAACAAAATTAATAAATAATAAATTATGGTTAACAATAATACTATGAATGGTAAAGAAACTCGTTATGTAATTAAGAGAAGTGGTGAACAAGTACTTTTCGAAGCTGAAAAAATTAAATATGCGGTACTGAAGGCTATGAAGTCTATTGGTGAAGTTGATGATGAAATGGCTGAGAAAATTGCAAGAATCACTCGTAAAGGAATTTTCAGAGATGAAAAGGATAAAGTACCTCACGTGGATGAAATTCACGATATGGTGGAGAATAAGTTGATGGACAACGGTCTTAATGATGTTGCTAAGGAATACATCATTTACCGTAAGAACCACGGACCGAACATCTTTACTAAGAGAACGAATCTTAAACCTTACGAATATCCAAATCTTAATGAATATGTGGATGCTATCAGACATTCATATTGGGTACATACAGAGTTTAACTTTACTTCAGACATTCAAGATTTCAAAGTAAACTTGGATAAAAAAGAGAAAACTGCGGTAAAAAGAGCGATGTTGGCTATCTCTCAGATTGAGATTGCCGTTAAATCGTTTTGGGGTGACATCTACAAAAGGATGCCAAAACCTGAAATTGGTAATGTAGGTGCAACATTTGCGGAGTCTGAGGTTAGACACGCAGATGCTTACTCACACTTAATTCAATTGTTAGGATTGAATTCAGACTTCGAAACATTACTCGAAGTACCGGCAATCCGTAGAAGAATTAAGTATTTGGAGAAAGCTATCTCTAACTCAAAGGCAGTTGAAGATAAAGAATACTTTGAATCTGTAGTATTGTTCTCTATGTTCGTAGAGAATGTATCGTTGTTCTCACAGTTTTTAGTTATTATGTCATTCAACAAACATAAGAATATGTTGAAAGGTATCAGTAACGCTGTTGAAGCAACATCGAAAGAAGAAAATATCCATGCTGGATTCGGATTTGATTTGGTAAACCTTATCAAAGGAGAAAACCCATCATGGTGGACGGAACAATTAAAAGAAGACCTTGTGGCAGCTACAATGGAAGCGTATGAGGCAGAAACAGAAATAGTTAATTGGATATTTGAGGAGGGTGATTTAGATTTCCTAACGAAAAGTCAGACAATGGAATTTATTAAACATAGATTTAATGTATCATTAAACTCCATTGGTGTAGATAGTATTTTTGAAATCAATGAACCGTTGTTGGAAACAACTGAGTGGTTTGACGATGAAATCTTAACTACTAAACACACTGACTTCTTCAATAAAAGAAGTATTAACTACAGTAAAAAATCTAAATCGATTACATCAAACGATTTATTCTAATTAAATAACGAAAAATAAAATGAACGATAGAAAACCATTTGATTGGATTAACGAAGAATCAATTACCTTCCTCCGTAGAGGATACTTGAGTGAAGGTGAAGAACCGCTAGAGAGAATCAGAACAATCGCAGACTATGCTGAGAACCTTTTAGGTATCGAAGGATTTGCAGATAAATTTTATGACTATATGGGTAAGGGATGGTATTCCCTATCATCACCTGTATGGGCTAACTTTGGAAAGAAGAGAGGTTTACCTGTAAGTTGTTTTGGGTCTAATATTGGAGACAACATCGAGTCAATTCTATACACACAGGCTGAGGTCGGTGAAATGAGTAAGATGGGTGGTGGTACTTCTGGTTACTTTGGTAACATCAGACACAGAGGTGCTGAGATTACTGACAACGGTTTAGCACCAGGTTCGGTACACTTTATGAATCTATTTGAGAGTGTTGTTGACAACATCTCACAGGGTTCAACTCGTCGTGGTCGTTTCTCACCATATCTTCCTGTGGAACACCCTGACGTTATGGAGTTCTTGGAGATTGGTACAGAAGGATTCCCAATTCAGGATTTGACTCACGCAGTTACTGTGACTGATGAGTTTATGAATGAGATGATTGCGGGTGATGAAGAGAAAAGAGCAATTTGGGCTAAGGTCATCCAAAGACGTGGAGAGATTGGTTACCCATACATTATGTTCCATGATACAATGAACAACAACACTGTTGATGTATACAAAGACAAAGAAGCAACAATCTACAATTCAAACTTATGTTCTGAGATTGCACTTCACAACTCTGAAGAGGAGTCATTTGTTTGTGTATTGTCATCAATGAATGTTCTTCACTATGATGAGTGGAAAGACACAGATGCTGTTGAGATTATGACAATGTTCTTAGATGCGGTTGTTACTGAATTCTTGACTAAGATTGAAGACATCAGAGATAACGGAACTATCGAAGGTAAGAGAGGTTTCTTCTATTTGGAGAAAGCTTACAACTTCGCTAAGAGACAAAGAGCGTTGGGTCTTGGTGTATTAGGTTGGCACTCACTTCTGCAAAAGAGAGGTCTTCCTTTTGATACGAGAGAAACTGCGAGATTGAATGTTGAGGTATTCAAACACATTAAAGAGAAATCATACGCGGCGTCTGAGGAATTGGCTAAGATGTTCGGTGAACCTGAGTACTTAGAAGGATATGGAAGAAGAAACGTTACATTGAATGCAATCGCACCAACAACATCTTCAGCTTTTATCTTAGGTCAAGTATCACAATCAATCGAACCTATTTGGTCTAACTGTTATGTGAAGGATGTTGCTAAGATGAAGGTAACTATTAAGAATCCTGTTCTTAAAGAGTTGTTATCTGAATTAGGTCACGACACCAAAGAGGTATGGAACAGTATCAAACAAAATGATGGTTCAGTACAACACTTAGATATTTTAAGTGACGAACAAAAAGAAGTGTTTAGAACATTTGCTGAAATCAATCAGTCGTCAATTATCAATCAAGCTGCGGTTCGTCAATCTTACATTGACCAATCACAGTCGTTGAACTTAATGGTTTCACCTGACATGCCGACAAAGGATGTTAACAAACTTCTTATTGAAGCTTGGCAGTTGGGTGTTAAGACATTATACTACCAACACTCAATGAATTCAGCTCAAGCTTTCGCAAGAAAGAAGTTGGGATTGAATGACCTTCAGTGTGTTGCATGTGAAGGATAATTGTTAAAAAACACAATTTATAAATATAAAAGAGGACTTCGGTCCTCTTTTTTTTGCAATTTATTTAGTTAAGATATTTATAGACAATGGCAGACGGTAAAACATACGGTATCAATTTCCCTTTTCAAGATAGTAAAGAAGGAAAATATCTTTCTCTTTCTCAAACTACTGACGAAGAGATAAGGACTGATTTATTACACCTTATCTTAACAAGGAAAGGTAGTAGATATTATTTACCTGATTTTGGTACGAGAATTTATGAATTTATTTTTGAACCTATGGATGGTACAACATTCGAGGCAATCAAAGCGGATATTAGAGATTCTATTGAAAAATACATTCCAAACCTTACAGTTAATGAAATAACAATTACACCTTACTTAGAAGATTTAGAAGCTCAGGGTGAATTAAATATGGATAAGTTGGGTATTGGTGGTATATATAGAGTACCTGGTCGTGGTGTTGAAGAATACACGGCAAAATTAAGGATTGATTATACCATTACAGATAGTACTTTCCAAACCAAAGATTTCATAATTATCAATATTTAATAGTAGATGGCAAGTAGAAAAATTTCATACACGGAAAGAGACTTTGAAGGGTTAAGACAGGACCTCGTAAATTATACTAAACAGTATTATCCTGAATTAATTGATAACTTCAATGATGCTGCCGTTTATTCGGTATTGATGGACTTGAATGCTGCGATTGGTGATAATCTTAATTACCACATTGATAGAAGTATTCAGGAAACTGTATTACAATATGCTCAACAACGTTCATCTATTTTTAATATTGCCAGAACTTATGGTTTGAAGATACCAGGTAATAGACCTTCAGTTGGTATTGTTGATTTTTCAATTACCGTACCTGCTTTAGGTGACCAAGAGGATTCACGTTACTTAGGGATTCTAAGAGCGGGTTCACAAGTGATTGGTGCTGGTCAGGTATTTGAGAATGTTTATGATATTGATTTCGCTTCACAATACAACAATGAAGGTTTCCCTAACAGAACAAAGATTCCAAACTTTGATTCGAACAATGTGTTGATTAACTACACAATCACAAAAAGAGAAGTTGTAGTTAACGGTTTGACTAAAGTATTCAAAAAGACAATCAACCCTAATGACGTTAAACCATTCTTTGAGTTCTTCTTACCAGAACAAAATGTATTAGAGGTTGTAGACATCATTCAAAAAGATGGTACATCATTCCAATCCACACCAACGTATTCTGAGTTTGTTAATGCTAAAGACAGATGGTATGAAGTGGATTCATTAGCCGAACCGACAGTATTCATTGAAGATTCTACAAAACCTTCAGACCAACCAGGTATTAAGGTGGGTAGGTACATTGATACTGAAAATAGATTCATAACAGAGTATACACCTCAGGGGTTCATGAAAGTTCAGTTTGGTGGTGGTACCACAACACCTGACGAACAATTGGCAGATTTTGCGAGAAACGGTGTAACAATGAGAATTCAGGAATACCAAAACAATATTGGTTTAGGTAGGACAGTAAAAGCCAACACAACATTATTTGTTAAGTATAGAATTGGTGGTGGTTCACAATCAAACATTGGTGTGAATGCTATCAATCAGGTAGGTACGGTAAACTTCTTTGTTAATGGACCGTCTAATACAAACAACCAAACGGTAATTAATTCACTTACGGTTAATAACATTACTGCGGCTATCGGAGGTGCTAACCAACCTTCAATTGAGGAAGTGAGAAATATGGTGACATTTAATTTTGCTTCTCAAAACAGAGCGGTTACTATTAATGATTACAATGCGTTGATTAGAAAGATGCCAGGTAAGTACGGAGCACCTGCTAAGACAGCGATTACAGAAAAGGACAACAAAATTAATATAAATGTATTATCATATGATTCAAATGGTAGTTTGACTCAGACGGTTTCTAATACATTGAAACAAAATATTGCCAACTATCTTTCTAAGTATAGAATGATTAACGATTACATATCGGTAAATGTAGGTCAGGTTATTGATTTAGAATATGATATCTCAGTTGTTTTAGATTCAGGACAGAATCAGGGAACTGTAATCACAAAGATTATTGATGAGGTTTCTAAGTTTATGGCTCCGACAGACAGAACGATGGGTCAAAATGTATTCATCTCTGAGATTGAAAGAATTATTCAGGACACTGCGGGTGTTATTTCTTTAACAGATATCAAAGTTTATAATAAAGTTGGTGGTCAATATTCGTCTTCAGAAACATCACAAAGATACTCAGACGATTCAACAAAAGAGATTCAATTGGTCGACAAAACAATCTTTGCGGAACCTTCACAAATATATCAGGTAAGATTTCCTGAAAAGGATATTAAGGTCAGAGTGAAGAACCTTAAAAACGTTGACTACAAGTAATAATAATTTACAACACTTACTTATGGGTTTATCATTGTAAAATGGATAAATAAGTATTTATCTTAAAACTACATTATGTCTAAGTCATATAGAATACGTACAAAATTAGGGGTAGACCAAAACATTCGTGTTAATGTCGAACAAGATTTTGACTTCCTTGAGATTTTATCTTTGAAGTTAAGGCAGGAAGATGTGTATTCTAGATTCTGTGCTGACTACGGTGTGGTTGTGGGTAGAGTGGTTGCTAACAGTGGTTTTGGTGTTCCAAACGCAAGAGTTTCCATATTCATACCTATTGAGGAAATGGACCTCGAAGACCCAGTTATTTCAACATTATACCCTTATAAGAAACCAACTGATAAGAATGAAGATGGGTATCGATACAACCTTCTTCCGTATGAACAACAGTATGGTGGACACAATCCAACAGGTACATTCCCTTCAAGGTCTGACGTTCTTACTCGTAACGAGGTTTTGGAAATCTATGAAAAGTATTACAAATTCACTGTAAAGACAAATGATTCTGGTGACTTTATGATTACTGGTGTTCCATTGGGTAATCAGAAGTTGGTATTGGATATGGACTTATCAGATATGGGATGTTTCTCTTTGAGACCTCAGGATATGATAAGAATGAATATGGGTGTTGAGGAACAGTTTGATGGTAGTAACTTCAAAGCGTCATCCAACTTAGATGAGTTACCACAGATTATCAATTCGGTTCAGGACATTGATGTTGCTTCATTTTGGGGACAGGAAGATTTATGTAACATTGGTATAACAAGAGCCGACTTTGACTTAAGGGAGTTGGGTATTGAGATTCAACCGACAGCCGTGTTTATGGGTTCTATCTTCAGTGATGCTGATAGTAGACCCATCAAACCTAATTGTAAACCAAGAACGGAACAGGGAGATATTTGTAACTTAGTGACGGGTCCTGGTCAGATTTTGGCGGTTAGACAAACCATTGATGTTGATGAGAATGGTGACCCAGTATTGGAACAATATAATTTACTTAATTCAGGAAAGGTTATTGATGAGGATGGTGCCTTTGTTACTGATGTCCCAATGAACTTAGATTATGTAGTCACTAATGAGTTTGGTGAAATTGTATTATCTAATGACCCAAGTATTGGTATTCCGACAAAGGGTAAGTATCGATTTAAGGTTAAGTATCAGTCAGAAGAGAATGGACCACCATTTGAGGGAGACCAGTTCTTCCCAATTGTCGGTGAAGTCCAAAGAGCCAACTTTATTGTTCCACAGATTAGAGAATATGGGTG